GAACGTTGTTCGCGCGCGGGAACGACGTGAGCAGGTCGCTGCGCACTTCGTCCGGAACAAGGTAGCCGCCCGACGCGGCCGTGCCGAACGACAACGCCTTCTTGCGCATCTCGTTGGTCACTTCCAGTTCGTATCCGGCGCTCGAGAAGTCGTTCGTGCAGATCGCGTTGATCAACTTGCACATCGAGAACTTCTTGGGCTCGACGCCGGGGAGGCTCGAGCGGGAGCGCATCTGGCTGCTGAGTTCGTCGACGCGGGCCTCGAGCTGCTTGGCCTTCGCGTCGACCACTTCGATCATCGGGCGGACGCCGTCGACGATCTGCTTCACATGGTCGGTCATGGTCAACTCCTGTTTCAGTTGGGAGTCTTGATGCCCTGCAAGACCTTTGCCACTGCGGCGGGATCCGACAGGACCTTTTCAATGTGCATGAGTTCGAGTTCGGCGAGCACGGACTTGGTCACCTGCTCGTCGATGGACTTCGGTTCGCTATCGCCTGCGCCGGGGCCCTCTTCGACTGGACGATCGGGACCGCCGACGCCCTCTTCCTGTTCCTGCTCCTGGAGGAGGAGCGCCACCATCGTGTTGATGGCGGTGAGGGATTCGACGACGGCCTCAATCTCCCCGGCCTTCGCCTGAGCGATCGCCGCGTCGATCATCGGAACGAGTTCTTCAAGGCTCTTCTTCTTCGGCTCGTCGTCCATGTCTTCCTCGCTGTCGGCCTTCTTGAACCACTCGGAGACGGCCTCGTCGATGCGAGCCGCCGTCATCTTCGCGGCGTAGTCCAAGTCTGTACGGTAGATCGGGCGCATGCCCATGCCTTTGCGCTCGATCAGAGCCTCGGCGTTCGCCGGGATCGGAACGATCGAGAGCTCTAGCAGTTCGCTGCGCTTGATGCGCGTGCCGTCCATGTCGAGCGGCTTGAAGCCGACCGAGACGGCGTTGAGGAAGCCGAGCTCGACCATCGCCTCGACCGTGCCGGCGAATGGATAAATCTCCTTCGGCACGAACTCGACGTCGAACTTCAACTTCCCGCCGTCCATGTACGGGTTGGTGCGTCCGATCGGCAGTTGGCTGTAGTCGTGCGCGTAAAGCAGGACCGGGTTCTTCTTGTAGTTGTCGAGGTCCCAGTTCTGCTCGACGACGTCGCCCACGCGGTCGACGGTATCGGTCGAGCCCGTGAAGGTGTAGACGCCTGCCGCCTTCTTCTCGAAAGACGCCGAGAGACGCATCTGACGCTTGTCCATGGGAACCATTATGTCGGCTGCCGGGACTGACTTCTTCGCCTCGTTGACCAGCCGCTTCATCGCGGCCTCGCCGAGGGTTCCGATGACGCCCCACTTGATCTGAGCGATGACGCCCGGCAGGCGGTTGTTGTCGAAGTGCCGAGCGGCCCACGCCTCCCGCTCGCGGATCCACGCGAGCACGGCCTCGGTCAAGTCGCCGTCGCGGGCCTTGCCCCAGTTCGTGAAGGCCGAAGTCCCGCGCTCCATGCCTCCCTCGTTCCACACGTCAGGGTGCTCGTCGCGGAGGCGGACCGCCCACTCGTAGTCGAACTGCGGGTACTGGGAGTTGCGCAGGCTGACGGCCTTGTCGTCGCCCTCGGTCGGGAAGTCGGTGATCGGCATCAGTCGATCACCCGGTACACGACGTCACAACGGCAGTTGATCACCTCCTCCGGAGGGCCTCCCATCTGCGACGGGTACATCAGGCCGTTGGAGAACTTGTCGGAGATCGGCACGGTTTCGTTGTCGATCGCTGCGTGCGAGGCCCGGACGGCGAGGTCACCTGCCGTCGTCCACGTCTTGTGGGTGAACCCCTCGTCCGTCGCGGCTGTCTCCTTTACGTTCTGAATCAGCATCGCCGACTCGGTACGCGCGACCGTGTCGGCATTCGACGGGATTTCCGAGGAGAACTTGGCCTCCAGCGTGCGACTGATTTCGTTGATGTCGCCTGCCCCCGCAGTGCGGAACACGTCGACAAGGGCCGAGCGGAACGCCTCGCGGCGGTTCGTCTCGACCTTGACCATGGAGGCCGTCTGCGATGCGGCCTTGCCGTACCACTTCGGATCGCGAATGTCGACGATCTCAAAACCGCCGAACTGCGTCTTGGCGGTGTTCAAGGCGTAAAGGGCGACCGGATCGAGCACGCCTTGGAGGTAGTCGCGAGCGTCTGCCGCCCACTGGGCAGGCGTGCCGAGCACGTAGTCGAGTTCGGCTCCGGTCAGTTCGGGAAGGTCGCCGACGGCCTTGAACCGTTGGATCGACTTCAGCCGGCTGATGATCTCGCGCGCGTGGAACTCCTGCAACTGCTTCACGCGACGGCGCACGCCTTTGACCTGACGCGGCAGACGCTGCGGGTACGACTTGGTCTCGACGTGGTCGTGATGGTGTAAGAAGCCCCGCTGCTCCGGCTGCTCGGGCGGAGGTGTGCTTGCGGAGGGAACGGGTGCCGGGGGCGGCGGGGCTGTTTCGGGTTCAAGCGGCGCGGGCGGCATGCCCAGATCGAGCCGCTCGTTGATCTGATCGGCCGTGTAGCCGAGCATCGACAGGCTGTTGGCCTGCTGCAACTTCTCGGTCATGTTCGGCTGCAGGGCCTCGATGCCCGTCAAGTCGAACGTGAGCCAAGTGTCGCGCGTCTGCCTTACCGAGTACGGCTCGAACAGCCATGACCAGAAGGCGTCCTCGATCTGCCGCAGGCGCGGCACGACCGTGTTCTCCCACGTCTGCGCTCGAGCGGCGAGCGCGGCCGCGCGGTTGTACTCGGGCGTCTGCGCAACGTCGAACGGGTTCACGCCGAGCACCGCGAGAATCTGCTCGCGATGCAGGTCCATGAACTCCTTGAATGCCATGTCCTTCGGAGTCGTCTTCGACTGCTCGTACTTGAGGCCGCCCGAGAGGATGGCGAGACGGGCCGCTCGGATCGCGCCGCGGTGACGGTCCTCCCATTGCGCACGCAGGGCCTCGACCTCGGAGACGTCGAGCGGCGTGTCGCTGTAGAGGATGCCGCCCGGGTCGGCACCGTTCGACAGCAGCGCGTTGTTGTAAGCCGTAGCCTTTACGTCGAACCCGAGCGAGAGCAGCACCGACTGGATCGGCGACAGACCGCGCGTCGGGTCGTTCGGGTTGAAGGTCTTGATGTGGCAGACGGAGTCGGCCGCGAACGCCACCTGACCGCCCTGCGGTCCTTGGTACGTGTAGCCGAGCACCAGGCTCGACCGCTTGTCGACGTTGACCGTGACGTAGGCCGGGTTGACGAGCATCAACTCGCGCGGGATCTGCCCCTTCTTGAACTGCGCCGCGCCTTCGCCGAACGCCACGATGAACGCCTCGCCGTGGATGTCGAGGTACGAGGAGATGCCCTCGAGCAGGGCATAGGTCGACATGAGCGGCGACGGCTTGTCGAAGAGCCGCTGCCATGGGTCGTTGTCGGCGACCGCATCGCCTTCACCGCCGCGCTTCGATCCCGTGCGAATAACGATCGGCACCGATGCGGTATATCGACCGAGCGCGCGCACCGCTGCGTAGACCCACGGCGACTGGGAGTAGGGGTCCGTGACCGAGGCGTCGCCCTTCGCGATGGTCTGATTGATAATCGTGAAGGCGGGGTCGAATGCCTTCGCCACGGGCGGCTGAATCGCGGTACGAACCCCGGCAGCGATGCGTTGGAAGATGTTCATTGAATCATCGGCCTCTTGGTGCCCCCGGCCCCGAGCGCGATCAGGACCGCGTCGGAGAAGTCCGGCGACCGCTTGATGCGTGCCTTGATCTCGTCTTTCGATTCGACGGCGATTCTGCCGCGACCGTCGAACCAGTACGACGGCGCACAGAGGTCGGCCCAAATCTCCTTCCATTGTGCCGGGATGCGGAGCTCGCGACGGCGAAGGAGCGACCGCGCCACCCAGTGCAACTCCGAGCGGCGGTTGGTGAACTGCGCCTCGCGGCCGACAACGGGCCCCCAGTCGCCGTCGGCGGCTGACCCGAAGTCGACGGGCGTGCAGCGGATTCCGTCCTCGGCGAGGCGGTCGACGACCCCGGCACCCATGCCGCACACGTCGACGCCGACCCGCCTGGACGCGACCCCGTGCCGGCGCATGGCATCGCGGAGGCGGCCTGCCGTCTCCATCAGGTCGGTCTTCGTCCATGACTGGCACTCGATGACCGTTCGGCTGCGGTCGAGCACCACGAGCACCGAGCGGTCGTCGCCGAACCGGGCGACGTCGAGGCCGATGCGGGGCTCGTCGACGACCTGCGTGGGGGCGTCGCTGTCCATCAGTTCGGTCATGGTGACGAGCGAGTTGGTCGACGAGGCCGGGAACCGACCGAGCACGCGCGACGACCAGAACGGCGAGTCTTCGCCGTGCCGCTGCCGCATCTCCTCGATCCACTCGTGGGTGACCGCGCCCTCGATGACCTGCCGACGCTCGCGCACGTTCGGGTGGTCGAGGCACGACACGGAGATCACGTTGAACAGGTCGGGGCGCTGGGCGGCCTCGTAGCAGTAGCCCGAGGTCGTGACCGGGTTGAAGCACAGCACCATCCGCGAGCCCTTCGACGAGAGCAGGGTCTCGAGCGAATCCCACATGGACTGGTGAACGCCCTCGGCCTCGTCGACGACGACAAGGTTGGCGCGGCCGTGAACGCCTTGAATGGCGGTCGGATCGTCGACCGACAGCGCCTCAGCCAGGCGGTCTCGGAACCGCCACTTGGTTTCCTTGAGTTCGCCGCCGATCAGGTACGGAGCGCGGTCGATCAGTTTCCGGACCTCGGCCCACAGGATCGAGTGCACCTGCTTGTTCGTGGTCGCGGTGCAGACGACGCGCGCGCCCGGCCGCATGGCCATCCACTCGATGATCAGGCTGGCGAGCGTGCGCGTCTTGCCGACCGCGTGCCCGGCCATGACGAGCGTTCGACGGTGGTCGCGGATCGACCGCATGATCCGCAACTGGGCTTCCCACGGCTTCCACCCGAGAACCTTCTCGGCGAACCGTCCGTCACTCGACAGTGTCGATGTCGGAGATGGAGCCGGAGAGTCGGTTGGATTCATCGCCCTTGCCCTCGATCAGTTCCATGATGGACAACTTGCCCGAGTGCTCGACGGCGGTCTTCACGCGCCAACCTTCGGCCTTGGTCTGCAGGATCTTCAGGGCGCGGTCAGGGTTGACGATCATCTGAACCTCGCCGCCCTCGGTGACCGTCGGCTTGACGACGTCTTTGCAGAGCACGGCTTCCTCGAGCATGTCGAAGAACTCCTCCTCCGCGGCGGCCATTTCAGCCTCAATCTCCGCATTCCTTGCCCACCTGCGCACGGTCTCGGTGTCGATGGCGCACCGCTTCGCGGCCTGTCCTCGGGTCGCACCCTGCCGCAGAGCCTTGAGGAAACGCTCCTTGACCTTGTCCCACTTGTACGGGTTTTCGGGCACGTAG